GAACGCGTCCGAAATGTGTGTGTGTCTGAAAGACACACATTCGGACGCTTCAATGTTTCGGACGGCATGGTTGGTTTTGATTTGATCTTCATGGCGGCTAACAGGAAAGCGTAAGCAGGAAGTGTGAACAGAGAACAGAAAGGATTGATGTTATGGCGGGCAACAGGAACAAGGGAAAGGTAAAAACTTATCTTCATGGCGGTAACCCTGAAGATCGTTTGAAGAATCCGTTTGAAGTGGATGATGCGATTGTGTTGGCGATGAACGCGGCAGCCGTTGGCGTTATGGCGAGGAAACGGGAAGCGGATCAGCGTTGGGGGTTAGACCGTTTGGCGGAACTCGTGAGTGAGGAAACACGTTTACGGTTTTGGCGGCAACTGATGCGTTGTCGGGATGCGTATAAGGCGAGGGACGTGGAAGCGTATCGCTCGGCTTGTGCCGGGATGAAGCGGGCCTATGATGCGTTAGAGAAGGAAGCGGAAACGCTTGGCGGGAAAGTGTTGAGCGTGAACGTGCTCGAGGGTCAACGTGAGGATGGAAGCGTGTTTGCGGTTTGCGAGGATCCGGCGTCGGCTTACGCGTATGGCGAGATGAGGCCAGCGTGTGACTGTTGGACGATGGAAGAGATTGCAGTGATCTTGCAGCAGGAGTTTTTTACGCAAGCCGTTAACATTAAGCGCGCTATGCCTGGCGCTGAAGTGTTGTCCGTGATGGCACCAGAGGATATTGGGCCTGTTTACAGCGGGAACAGTGATCAGGCTTATGCGTTGAGTAAAGAGGCTTTAGGGACGATGGAACGAGTTAAGAAGGGGTAAGTACCAATGGAAAGTAAAAATGCGTCAGCGGGCGTTTTAACGCGTTTGAAGGGTATTGGTGAAGCGGGGCAAGGTATGGTGAGCGAGGATCGGGAAGCGGTGAGCGCGGAAAGCGTTAACGATGAACTTGGCGAGTTGCGCAAAGCGCAGGACGCCGCGGGGGGAGAGGGCGAGTTAACAGTGATCGAGGAAAGCGATCAGGGCGCAGGGATGTCTAACAAGAAGCGAAGGGAAGCGCGTTCAATCGTTAACAAGGCCGTGCATAAACTTCCTGGCGGTGAGGATGAACTGTTTGATCGTGTCGCTAGCGGGGAACGGATTAGCTCGATCATTGCTCAACTTCGCGTAAGCGAGGGAGCGTTTTACGCGTGGACTGAAACCACTCCCGAGCGCGCCGAGCAATTCTCGCGGGCACGTGCACGCGCTGCGCACGCGTTAGCAGAACAAGGGCTGGAGATTGTCGATAGCGCGACAGTGGTTGAGGCTAACCTCGCAAACGTGCGAGCGCGCTACCGACAGTGGCTAGCATCGAAGTGGAACCAGCAGACGTATGGCGACAACAAGAACCAAGTCACGGTTCAACTGAGCATCAACACTGCGCATTTGCAGGCCAATCGCGTAAACGCCGTAAACGACCATTCCAATGTGATTGATGTTGCGCCGCACAACGGCTGACGCGTTGCGCTGACGCCACGCCCGGTGCGCGGCCACCCCCCCCCTTGCGAAGTTTCGGGGGGCGGGCCTGGTGCGGCACCAAACACGCGCCCACTTACCTTACGGTTACTGGGCACCAGTTCCTTTCCGCGCCCACTTATGCTTCGCATCACGGGCACTTGTTTCCTTGCCGCGTTCCGCACCACGGGCACACGTTTCGCGCCCCACCCCCCTTCACACCGTTCATCCGTTCGTCGGCCAGCCGAAAAAAATTCCAATAAGCGCAACACATGACTGTAAACGCGGTGTACAGTTACACCACTGACACAACACGAGGGGAAACAACATGACAACAGCACACGAAGAACTTGAAGTACGTCGCCAAGTGGCAATGGATGTAATGGTTATTACAAAGTGCAAACTTCAGCGCAACGTCAGATATGTTCGCAGCCAGAGCAACTGGATGAAAATCACTAGGGATAAAAATTCGTTTTGTTTTGCAAGAGGGTATGCGGGACAGCCTAAAGCCAAGGACATTGATACATTTCCTTTTACCTGGGTAGCAAATTGGAATGAAGCGATAGAAAAAGCAAAAAGCACACTTGCTTGGATTGAAATCTAATCACAGGGGCCACGGCCCCTTTCAAAACAACACGAGGGAAAAGATGAACTCCAGCACAACAACTTTGATTCTTGGCGGTGCCGCGTTCGGCGCGTTGTATGCACTGATGATTTGGATGGCGTTATGAATTACGGATACTTGAGGGTTAGCACGGATGAGCAAGCCAACGGTACGAGCTTGGACACGCAACGCAGGGAAGTGACGGGTAACGCGTTAACGCATAACCTGGTGATTGATCAGTTTATTGAGGATGCCGGTGTATCGGGGCATTTGAATTTTCTTGATCGTTTGGCGGCCAACGGTGTAACGCCGCAACCAGGTGATGTGATTGTTGTGGCGAAACTGGATCGGTTTAGCCGTAACTCGATGGATACGTTAAACACGGTTCACGCGTTTAAGGAAAAGCAAATAAGGTTGATCATTAACGGGCATGGCGACGTAACGGATGAAAAAAACATTTACGGGCAGCTGATGCTTGAGATCATGGCGGCCTTTGCTACGCATGAGCGCCGCGTGATCAAGGATCGGCAGCGCGTAGGCCAGGCCGCCAAGCGCAAGGCTGGCGGGCACATTGGCGGCCATGCACCGTTTGGGTTTAGGGTTGAGGGCAGCGGGAAAAATGCCGCGCTCGTGCCCATTGCCGAGCAGCAAGCGGCCATTGAAACGATGAAAGCGCTTGCCGGTTCCATGTCACTGCGCGCCATTGCCGATGAAGTGAGAAAGCGTCACGGTGTGGCTATTTCACATGTGGCGGTTAAAAAGGTGCTGAATCGTGGAAATTAGGACGCAAGAGGATTTGAATCGTGTGTTTGCTGAAGCGATCGGCAAGTACCGAAAGAACGCGCCGCTTTTTGTGCGAGAAGTGATAGGGGTTGCGCCTGACGCATGGCAGGATGAGTTTTTGAAAGCCATATCGGATGGCGAGCGAAAGATTAGCGTGCGATCCGGCCACGGTGTGGGTAAGTCAACCGGCGCATCCTGGGCAATGATTTGGTATGTGTTGACGCGCTACCCGGTGAAGGTGGTTGTGACTGCGCCAACATCGAGCCAGTTGTACGACGCACTGTTTGCTGAACTCAAGCGATGGGTGAAAGAGTTGCCGCCCTTGTGGCGCGAGTTGCTTGAGATGAAAACGGATCGCATTGAGCTTGTGGCGTCACCCACGGAAGCGTTTATATCGGCTCGCACATCGCGTGCCGAGCAACCTGAAGCCTTACAGGGTGTGCATTCGGATAACGTGATGCTTGTGGCGGATGAAGCGTCAGGGATTCCAGAGGCCGTGTTTGAGGCTGCCGCGGGATCCATGTCAGGGCATAACGCTGTCACGATTTTGCTTGGGAACCCAACGAAGTCAAGCGGGTTTTTCTTTGAGACGCACAACCGTTTGAAGGATGAATGGTGGACACGTCGCGTGTCTTGCTATGACTCAAGGCGCGTGAGCAAGGAATACATCCAGGATATGGCTTCACGCTATGGCGAGGAATCCAACGCGTTTCGTGTCCGTGTGTTGGGCGAGTTTCCTGCAACTGATGACGATACGTTGATTGGCGTTGAACTTGTTGATAGCGCGTTTCACCGTGACGTTGCCCCTACAGAGTCACCCGTGATCTGGGGTTTGGATGTGGCAAGGTTTGGCACGGATTCCACGGCACTTGCTAAAAGGAAAGGGAATACGGTGACGGAAATCCGCAAGTGGCGGAACCTGGATCTGATGCAAACAACGGGTGCCGTGGTGAGCGAGTACGAGGTGACGCGTCTTGAGGATAGGCCCGTTGAGATATTGGTTGACTCGATAGGGTTAGGCGCTGGCGTTGTTGATCGGTTGCGTGAGTTGAATATGCCAGCGCGTGGTGTGAATGTTTCAGAGTCACCTGCTTTGGGTAATACATACATCAATTTGCGGGCTGAGTTGTGGGGTCGCATGAAAGCGTGGCTTGAAAAGCGTGATTGCAAGGTGCCTAAAGATGAGTCGCTTTTGGCGGAACTCGTTGCACCGCGTTACTCGTTTAATTCCAGCGGCAAGATGAAACTTGAAAGCAAAGACGAGATGCGCAAGCGCGGCATGGGTTCACCCGATATGGCTGACGCATTGGCGTTGACCTTTGCTAGCGAAGCAGGAACCGCGTTGTACGGGAAGGCTTACAACTCGCAGTGGGGTAAGCCAATTAAGAGGAACTTGAGGGCAGTTGTTTAACAGGAGAAAAGAAAATGGCGAGTCACGCAAAGATGTTTAAGGAAACAAGAAAGAAGATGATCTTTGATTACCTGAAAGGGTTAAAGAACCCTGTCAACGCTTGGCATTTGTCTGAGAAGTTCGACATAACCACCAAAAGAGTTGATCAACTCATGTCCGAATTGGCGGCAGATGATCTTGTTGTGAAGTCCAGGGGGATTAAAGATATTGATGTTCCATGGAAGAAAACCTTTGTGAATTACTTTGAAGTGAAAGAGGAATACAAAACCTTTAAGCCGCGTAAGCCTAAGCAAAAAGTGTTGTGGCATAACCCATTTGGCATAAGGGCAGCGTGAAAGACTACCTCGCGGGTCAAGCCGTATGGCGAATGCCCGCTGATGATCCGCCACCGCTAGGGGTAAAGATGCTTTTGCTAAACCCTGGCGGCGTGTGCGTGATCGGAACATGGGAGACATGGGCCATTGCTTGGGCACCGCTGCCAAAGTTGCCTAACCATATTAAGGATGCGTTGAAATGAAAGACTTAACGATTGGTGATGTGATGGGTATCGCAAGAAACACGGGGTTTGATCAGCATGCAGAGAATCTATTTATCTTTGCAGCGCAAATTGAGTTTGTGGCAAGCGAAGCGCGCTTAAACCATTGCATCGAAGTGCTAGAGAAAAACGGCCACATGGATGCAGCAGATTTATTGAAAGGACAGGGATGAACCTAGAGCAAATGGCGATCAAAGCCACGGTTAACAGTTTGGTTGAGAACATCCACCCGTCCGTCAAAGTGGACGTGGCAAACGAAATTGCGCAAGAGCTGCTTGAGCTAACCGATCAGTTGTTGGCGGATTGCGTGGAGTTGCTGAGGCGTTTGCAGCGCGATTAACACGCCGCTTGCATTTTTGCAAGCCTATTGATAAGGTGCGCGCATGAAAACCAAACCCGTTTGGGACAAGCCACGTCCAAAATCAGTTGGCAAGAGCGAACCTTTATCCAAAAA